TTAGATACGAGTAGTATAGCGTTGCGCTAGAGGTTCTTTCGATGTTCTTTAGTTTTGCTGTACCGATGCGCGTTGCATAGTATTTTGAAGACTCGCCGCTAGACAGATCTACAAGGTTATTTGCTACACAGTGTATGTCTAGTTCGTCTAGGTTGTCTGATAAAACAATACCATTGCTAGAACTACCAATAACATTGGCTAGTTGGATTCGATTGCCGTAATAGACTGACAAATCATAATCTTTGTTTGACTTGAATGTTCTAGCGCGATCGCCAGGAATCTTTCGAGTTCCGATAGTTTCAAACTCAAATCCTTTTACATATGCCTTACCTGGTTCAATATTTACAATGAATGTGTTTGCGTTTTCTGGTTGACCAGCTGGTGTGTTTGCCGAGACGTTAATTCTAAATGGCTTTACGGCATAGTTACCAGACTCATCATATGTGCGACGAGCAAGTGTTTTTTCCAGTTCTGAATAGATTGGATAACTTACCTGGCGAGTGATGATTCCATTTTCAACGCGGAGCAACTCAAAGAATCGGCTGTCATCTACAGAGTCTAGTGTTCTTTTAGCAAGAACAAGATTAAACTGGTAACGGTGAGCACCTGGAGCCTGATAGTTGAATGCTTCTTGCGCTGGGTCTAGTAGAGCATTGTCTACTGATTCAGTTACAATCTCTTCGTCGATCTCTAGTCCAACGCGATAGGTTGGTGTTGTTGAGTATGGCTCTAGAACAATTGTTTGTGGTGCAACTGTTACAAAAAATCCATCAACATAAAACACGCCTTGGTTGATTGAAACGACAGAGCCTGTTCCTGTTGTATTTGCTGTAGAAGATACATTAGCAGAATTTCCAGCGGCAGTTGAGATAGTTTGTGCTGCTGTAAATGTATTACCGCGAAGATACTTCAAGAGTAGCGTACGATCTGTTGTGGTAGAATATGTCTGGATAACTCTTCCGCGAACCTTTGGTGTGCCAGAATTGAACACAACCAATCCAAGGAAATCTTCAAGGTCAATGTCAACACCATTAAATTGAGTGTCAAGTTTTACATAATTAACTGATGTATCCAGAGTTAGATGCCCACCTACAACTGGCGAACCATCCTGGAAAATATGATTTCCGAATTGTTTAATCTGGTTTTGTAAAATAGACTGTATTTGTGTTAGCTCTCGACCCTGAACTGAAAATCCAGGGCGAAAAAGAATACGCATGTAGTTCTTTTCCAACGCTCCGTTGGTAGCCTCAAAATCGTCCCAATATGGTGATGCGTTAAAATCCATTGATTACACCTTAAAATTCTACAACAAATTTAGTTGATTCGGTTTGATTTCCACTACGAGTAATTTTTGCTCTATTTTCAATATACAAAATTTCTCCAGACAAAATATTTATATCTGGTTTTGTCACATCAAATACCTTGGCGAACGCTGATGGAGCGTCCTTCTGGTAGATTGTTTCGTTTTCAATGTTGTTAACATTTCCAACAATGTTATTTACATAAAGAGTATTAGTAGTATCGTCAAAATGCATTACTCTTGCGCTAAATGTTGCGGTTGAAAAACTAGATCCAACATACACTATTTCGTTATGAGAAAAGTTTACTGGTGGATTAGATGTTGAAATTGTTGTATACATTGGATAATACGAAGCAGTTCCAAACGCACCAGTTGCTAATTTTACATCTTTAACCAAACACATTTGTCTGATTAAGTCTGTTCCATCGTTTTGAACTGGCAAGTTTCCATCTGCATCGCCTTCAATGTCAACAGAAACCATGATGCTAGACCCACCTAGTTCTCTTTGTGGATCAAATCCATGACCATATTGTGGGCTAATAACTGCCTGAAGATTTGCTGTGTTACCGATGGCTTGTTGCAACGGATCTTGTATGGTGACGGTTGCGGTGCTATAGTTATTACCACCGTTTAGAATGTTAACATCTACAATGGTACCATTAACAACATCAACGCTAACATTAGCCAAAGTTCCATCGCCAGTAACGCTGACGACTGAGTAGTTGTTTACAGAACTACCTGCATAGTATCCTGTTCCACCGTCAACAATTTTAATGATATCTATGCGACCATCTTTTGCATTATCAAAAACAATAGTATCACGAAGAACTGGCATATACTTATCGGTGAAAAATTTATTCTTTAGTCCAGTTGGAATGCTGTACATATACTTCCACTTGTACCCATCAGCCGTTTCAATGTATGGGTTTTCTGGTAAATCACCACCGATGGTGATCTGTGGCATAGTATTAGATTCTGCGCCGTTATTATTAAATAGGCACTTAAAGACCTGGTCTTGTGAGTTTCTAACATAGAATTTGTTAGAATACTGCGTTTGAGAAATATCAACCTTAAACAAGTTCGCGGATGTGTACGCTGAACTGAATACTGTGTTGACTGTTAAGAAATCACCAACGGCATTAATTCTTACGACTTCTTTCGTTTCATCGCCGATCTTGATAAACGATCCCGCTGAGAGAGCAGGTGTTGCAGCAGCAAGATTAATGCTATTTGCGTTTACTGTATTCGCCAAAGAAAGCGAAACATTTACATTACCGCCAGTGACAGCGGTATCCAACACCTTGATGAACAAATTTGCTGTTTGGTCATATGCAACATATACAGTATTTGCTGCCCAGTCAACTCTAGGGATAACTGGCTGAATGTCGCTGCCAGTAATCTTCTTTAATAGTTGCCCGTCTTTTTGCAAATCAAACTTGTATTCTGTTGTATCGTATGGTTCTGCAATTGTAACATCATCCAATAGATCTACATTAGCCGTGTTAGCCCATGCTAAAGATCTACCAACCATAACATAAACATTTGCAAGCGGAACTGAGACCATGCTCTCAAAATTCTTTGCGTTTGTAATACCAAAATCTTTTAATACTAATGACTTCATTTGTTACCCTTGAGTTCGGATAATTCTATAAGAAACAACATTGTATGTTGGGTTTTTCTTATAGACAACATTTCCTGATGCAGTTACCGCTGCGTTTAACAATACGACATTACTTGTTGGTGTTGAAACGACATATCTATCATAAGTTGTGTTAGAGACATTGAAACTGATGTTGTCACCAGCTTCTAGACTTTCTGTGACGGCTGAAGAATTCGCGAACACAATAATGCTAGCATTGCCATTTGTTGTTCGTAATCTACCGTCACCTATTCCACCAATCGCCGATTCTAGCCAAATAACATTCGCATTTACAACATTAGCGACAACTCTAGTATACTGTTTTAAAGATGCCGTTTCCGTTGTATTTATTACAATTAAGTCACCGATATTGGCATTCAGTGTAAAGTTTGAGTTATTACCAAAGAAAACATTGCTGCTGTGTGATGTATTAGCATTTGTAGTTTGCAAGGTATTTGACGAGTACACATTTGCCGCTATAGTTACTAGGTCTTGGGTAATATTCTTCAACAGATATTTCGATAGCAATTGCATGCCAGCTGGATGTGCAACGCGATTCACAGTCTCAGTGTAGTCGTTTAGAGACTTTTCAGACGAAATTTCATATGAGAAATTGTGGTAGTAGTCGCTATCTTGTATCTTCTTATCGGCGCTGAGGAATCCATCTGTGTTTAGGTAGAATCCACCGTATTTGATCAACCCTCTTAGGAACTCGGTATTGGCTTTGGCTAGTCCATCTCCATAGAAATGTGGGTATTTGCGTTCAACTGCATCGTTAACATCGTTAAATGATATCGTTGCATTGGCGGTAGATAGGTTTAGAGTGAGGTTTCCAGAACTTGTAGCCACACGAATCGGCTCTGATGTGTTAATCGAACCAGAGTAGTTAAACACACGAATAACAGTATTGCTTGCATCAGATCTATAAGAGTCGTCAACGGTTCCGCGGAAGGTAGCATCTGCATTAGTAACACCACCCTGCCAGACAGAATCTCCAGACAAGACAAGTTGCCCAGAAGCAAGATTATCTGTAAGTATGTCGACAACTTTAAGCGATGTCAATGGTGTATTAGCGTACTCGAATCCACGGTTCAGAATTCTAAAGTCTTGAATACGACCGATATCCGATGTTTCGGCGGCAAACTCTTCACCATCACTCAATAGATAAATGTCGAATAGCGCACCAGAACCCGTTGCAACATTTCCAGTATTCGTATCTCTAATCAAGATAGATGGTGCTTCTGGATAACCTTCACCGCGATTATCTATCGTGACGCTCGTTATACTTCCGTTCGCGTCTACTGTGTGATATGCATTTGCACCAACACCAGTACCAATAAACTCAATGATGTTATTAGTTACATTGTATCCGCTGCCACCGTTCCTCACTAAGATAATACCAAGTTTGCCTGGACCGCGAACATTTGGTCTAAAGTCAAAAAACAAGTTAAAGTTTAAGATGTTTGTTTGATTAATGTTATTTTCAAAAGGTCGATCTAGAACTAATGTTTTAGTGTTAGAAGAAGAACCTGGATTGTTTACAATGTAATCTACAACTTCTGCATAGTGAGCAGTATCACCCACATCCAAGAAAAGGCGAGAGCCAGTGTAGAATCCATTCGCCAAACTATATGATGAGTTTGACGAATTTAATCGAATTGTTGGCGGAGAAGCGGATGGATTATATTGCGAAAATTGACCAGAAGGAATGGTTAAAAATCCTTGGTCTAGGGAATAGTCAGATTCGTATAATGATATGGCATCAAATGTCGGCGGTTCTTCGAAGAACGATCCACCGTCATCTAAGTCCAGCGCACGAACCTTGCCGAGTGTGATTGTTTCGAATGTTAATGCTCTACCTATTTCAGTTTGCGCATTTGCATAAATTTTAACATTGCTAGTGCCATCTACAGCTGCGCCGAGAGCTAGAGATAGTGTTGCGATTTTAGTTGTTCCATTGTATCCAGTAATTTGTGCTGAATTCGGTGAACCTGTAGAACCAGTGCCGTCAAGGATTTGCACAACAAAAGATTTATAATAATCATTAGTTGTGCTAGCAGTATAAAATGCAGTGTTTAAATTAATTGTTGTTGTTGTGTTTCCCGCACCAGATGTTTGATTTGCAAACGCTGTAATATTATCAAAATCATATTCTAATCCATTTAAAAGGATATCTTTTTTATACACAATAGCATCTGTATTAAACTGGATGTTTGCACTATTGGCACCACCGTCATCGTAGATACCTGATATTAGAACATTGGCACCGATACCTGAACTTGAGATTATACGAACCAATGAATTTGGTTCTGTTCTAAAGAAATATCCTGGTTGGATAACTTCAACAGATTCAATAGATCCCGTAGAAACATTGTTAACAACGGCGATACCCTTGACAGCATCAGGTGAATCGGTGAGACCACCAAACAATACCACTGGATCTCCAGTTTTATACTTTCTACCTGTTTGAACAACGCCAAATCTATTTCTGAACAAACTGATGTTTGATAGCAAGGAGATAATCTTAGACTTAAATGTTTGCTCAACACCATTGGTGTCAGTATACTTTACGACTAGATTTTCACCAGCTTCAAATAATCTAGTTACATTCGACACATAAAGTTCTACGAACTCGCGACCAGTTTCACCATCAACAGTTAGTACTGCTTTTTCAATAACGCAAGTTGTTCTAGAAATCTCGCCGATGCCTAGTTTTCTTTCGAGTAGTTTAATGTCAAAATTGGTGTATTCGCTTAACTCTACCTTGAACAATTTAACAGAATCAAATGTTTGCGCAGTTGATGTGTTAGCGAATGGAATATCGACTCGAAGAAAATCGCCTGATGTGTTAATCGTGACAACTTTTCTACGAGAATCACCGATACGAATATATGAATTTACTGTAATACCTTTTGATAGGATATTAAATCCGTTAGCATTTATTGTATTAGCAGTAACTGCAAACACATTGACATTACCACCCGTAACAAGAGAACTGGTGTCAGTAAATGCTAGGCGAAGTGCTTGTGGTTGTTTCCATTTACCATCAGATACTTTAAGGATATCTTCTTTCGGGAAGTAAATGTCAACTTCCTGACCGTATAATGTTCTGAATAGAAACTTAAAGGATTCAGCGGAGCCTTTCTTAGAGTAGAAAAATTTTGCTGCCTTTATCAGTTTCTCAGTAGATAGTTCGGTTTCTTCAGGAAAATCTGGAATAATCTTCGTCTTAAAATACTTGATCAAATCTGCTCTTGTCGTATCAACATCCATGTAATCATATAGGTCTTTACCGACTCTTAATGTTTTATTGGTTTGCTCCATATACTCATAGTATTTTTTGAGCAATGTCACGAATGTTGGATGATCGGCTCTTACGAACTCAGGTACCTGGTTCTCTACAATTGTTGATATGTAATTATTTGCAAACATTAAGAGAGAGATTTAACACTAATGTTGATAGCATTTGTATCTTCTTCGTCGATAGTGATAATTCGACTACGAGCAGATTCAAAGTTATTTGTTTCTGGTTTAGCAACCATTCTAAAGATCTTTAGTGGATCTTCGATTGAGAACGGATCAAATTCTTGCAAGGTAATCTTACCTAGCTGATAATCAATTGTTCCAGCCTCAGCATCCAATGTTGTTTTGATATTGTTATTATCAAAAAAGTAACTGCGCAGTGTACCGAAACGACCCTGCATATTCACGCTTAAAGAAGCGCTCGTATCAATCTCGTCTTGGTAGTAGAGCAGCGCTGTTGCAGTTGTATACCCAACACCTGGTTTATCCACAACGATTTGCGTAATTTTACCGTTAACAATCACAGGATATGCATTAGCGCCAACGCCGTCTCCATTTATAGAAATTGTTGGTGCGGTTAGATAAGAACCTGTAGCCGAATTGATTGTAATCGATTCAACGCCAGAAGAAGATCCTGGTGTTTCTTCAAAGAAACACTTACGAAGAACACCATCAGCATCGAATTGTCCGAATGCTGGGGTTGAGTAGATTCTATAAGAAGGATCTTCGCGAGAGATAGGTGTACCAAAGTCTAGTGTGTAATTTCTAGCAGCACCAAGCTGAGGAACAATTCTCTTTTCGATAACTGTTACTGCATCAGAATAAGAGATAGATGTTTCTGCGTCGTCGATAGCACGGAGCATCCTTGACAGCTTGAATCTGCTGTTAAAGTTATCCAATTCAGTGTTCTTAAAGTTGATGATAGCAGTTTGAACAATAGATTTTATTGCATCTGCAGATCTTGTGGTTTTAGTTGCATCGTAATAAACTTCAGCAAACACTTGTAGATAGTTATAATCAACATCGACAAATTCTGGAATAACAGTAACGACTGACGCTGGCTTGATTACATTATTAATCACATCAAGTTTTTCAGAGTCTGTAATCTCAAAACCGAGTGTTGGTTTTGCTGCTATGAATACTTTACCGTAAACTGGTGGGATGTTTTCTTCACCACCCCAAACATTAACTGCTTCAAAGTATGGGTAGTTTTTGTTGATCAGAGCAATTAGATCTTCTTTTGTAACACCACGATTATTAGACACATAGGCTTTTGGTGCACTAAATCTAATTTTTGTAACAGATTCTTGCGTATTACCACCAGATGCTGCCTTGATTGGAAAAACAATTGAACTGGTAAACCCACCAACAGAATCAATAAGACTAAACGCATTTGATTTATTAGCCGCCGCGCCATCTGTTCTTAGATAATTTGCTACTACAATATTTCCGTTGGTTAGACTTCTGCCGATAACCCCGTCTCCGAAGTAGATCTTGTATTTCCCGTTTCTAGTTTCATCTATGAAGTAGACTGAGGAGTTCGAAGTTACATTTGTTGCATCAGTTGCAAGCGTAAATCTCTCAGTTTTCAAACTTGTTGCAGATTCTTGCACCAATATTTCTAGCGTGCTGGTGTCTATTCCGTCGTCTGGAAGTTCAAACGACTGGGTTGGATTATTGGTAGCATTGTAAACGAATGTGTATGTTAGCGGTTGACCCTGATAGATGTACAAATCATCAAAACAAAAGCGATTACATGTTGGGTCGTAATTTACAGTTTTAGCCTGTGTATTAACAAATGTATATGAAACTCCGTTTAGTGGAGTTGATTGTAAACGAGTAAATCTTGGAAGCGTCAAGGATACTTGCGTGTTTCCTGCTGGACGAGTAATCTGTAGATTTATTGTGGCTCTAGGTGCGATTGAAGAAACTGGCGTATACCCAAGCATCTTAGCATGGGAAACAACTGAGTCGCGTAATAGAGCTGTGTCTAGGAACATCTCATTGGCAATCATATTATTATAAAATGCCATATAGTGAGTGTTGTAGGCTAAGATATCTAGCAATACACTCATGCCAGATGCTTCAAAATCAAAATCTGTGAATTCTTGCTGATCCCTCAGAAAGTTCTTTAGATTAGTCTTAATCTGCGCAAAGTCTAGTTCTGTTACAACTAGTTTTTGATCTGTATTAGCCATTAACGGACCTTCTCTAAGAAGAAGTTGATTGTGACAGGAGCTTCAAGATTATTTATGTAGAATCGAATAGTAATATCATATCGATTTTGCTCAGGATTAGCCTGAACACGGATAGCATCAACGCCAACGCGAGGCTCAAAGTTTTTAATTACATTACTGAGTTCAGTTTGTAAAACATTAGCAGTAATAAAAGAAACATCTTCAAACAACAACCCACGAACTCTAGAGCCAAAATTAGGTTGAAATGGCTTTTCGTATAGGTTAGTCAGTATTAAATTCTTTAATGCACCAATGATCGCAGCATTTCCAGTTCTTTTAACCACATCTTTGGTTACTGGATGTGCTTTGAAATTTAAATCCAGATCTTTGTATACGCGAACATCTAATGACATTTAAAACCTCTGGTATATTTAGCACGGTTTTGCGCAAGGATCTTCTGGAACATTGACGCTTGGATCGCGACCATCGATGCCAACATTGCTTTCCCCAGTACCTGTGCCCTGAGTTTGATTTGGTAGAGGTCCAATAATAACATCAGAACCATCAAACTGATTGGTTGCAGCTATGCTGGTGTTAGCGTTAATTGTTGGTCCAACAAATCCGTCTTGGTTAAACTCAGAATCAAAGTCGTCCAGGATGTTAATAAACTGCCCAGTTGTAGCGTCACATCCGTCTTCGACTGGATATGGCACCGTAATGACATCCAAATAATTATCGGATGAGTTATCGCCTTTATTTCTCTTCTTCTTTCCGCAAGACAATGAGAACAACTTTCCTAGAGCTGATACGAAGTTTTTAACATTTTTAATGATTTGTTTATCTCGCGCAATGACTGCGTCAAGATCATTCTTTACAGTATTGAATCGACCAATAACACCAGATATGGCTGAATTGATTTGTGATTCAGTCATTGCTCTAGTTTTAGCGTCGTTCAAGTCATACTTCAAACGCTTTAGGGCATCTTTTGCTTCGTTTAACAATTCTTTCTTAAACAGTGATTGCGCCGCGTCAGTCGGAACTTCTGTTGCAACAGATTGATATTTACCATTAGCCAAACGAACTCTAGACTTCACCCCCTTCATAAAGTTTGGGTCGCCAGTCATAGTTTCAATCATGGTAAATCCGTTGATAATCTCATCGGGGTCAATATCTTCGCCCAATGTCATTACCTCGATTTCATTATTTACTTTATAAACGGCAAAGTTTTTAGTTAGTCTAAACTGACCATCAACAGTAATAGTTGTATCTGTCAGCGCTTCAATAATAAACTCTTTAGTGTCGTAGATAATCTTATCACCAACTTCAAGTTGTGAAGTCCAAGAAGTTCCGTTACCAGTAATAACTGTATCCAAACATTCAGTATTGCAAACGAACGGTGTTCTTACAAAAACAGTTTGATTTGTATTACTCGTTGTAAATGCGGTGTTTACTACAAATGAAGTTTCTTTGAACAACGAGACTCCAGTCGTTGAGTAATCAAATGGAAGGTCTACAAGTAAAAAGTCACCAGCAGCATTGATGGATTCAATTCTACGGATATCGCCGTTTACAGTAATAAACATACTTGTGTTTAGTTTTAGCGTATTTGTAGGCGATAATAAACAATTGGCGAGGTTTAAAGTTCCAACATCAGCCGTTGTAACCTTTACATTGTTGGTTGTAACATCTACAGAAACGGTCCCAGAGGCATGGGCTGTAAATACCTTTTCAGTAACAACCTTTGTTTGCGAGTCAATTACGATTGTATCGCCATAATCGACTCTAGGATATGCTGTTGAGTTTAGGTTTGGTGTTACTACATTGCTAGAAGCAATGTTAGCAGTAGCACCAATACTGGCAACATTACTGTATAGAGTAATAAGATCGTAAGCCATGGTTGACTTAACACCAGAAAGTGCGTCGGTGTGATCTCTGAATTGCTGTATGCTTGACTGGAGCGATGCATTTTGTGCAATCGTTGATAATTTACCAAGAGTAAATGGACCAATTTGATAGTTATCGGCGAAATTTTGGGCTTTTCCGAGTGATGCTTCTAGTGCATCAAACGACGCCTGGACACTACCCAAACCGCTACCAGCGATTAAAGGAAATGTTTGTTTTAACCCAGCGTAATCGTTAGCGGCATAGTTATCTATTTCGTTATTAATTGCTTCAAACGGCGAAGCCAATGCTTTGTCTAATGGGTCTAGAACAGTTGCCTTAAAATCCGTAAACGCATCAACTAGAGGGTTGCGGAAATATTGTTTAAAGAAATTAGAAACAATATCTGCTCCCTTGTCAAACAAATTCTTCATGCTAGTGAGGAATTTACCAAATCCAGTTTGTGCGAAGTTCAACCCACCATTTTTAACGAATGGGATAGGGACGCAGGAAAACATTAAGGCTAATGTCTGCAGTAATGGTAGTCCTCCGATAAGGCAGAGGATAACTTTAATGATTTTACTTAAACTTATGAAAGCGGCATACCTCTAATTAATTTATTAACAACATCATTACCATACTTTTTTCTACACGAATCTTCAATATCCTTTAATTGCATCATTGCACCAATATATGCCTCGTGAGCGTCAATTTTTTCTTGCAGATTGTTTGAAATCAAAAAAGATTTTTCTTCTTTTGAAAGCGATATCAAACTGACTCTTTTCGCGTCAATCATCTGCATCATATAAATTGCACTAGATTCTATACACATATTTAGTTCGATTTTAAAGTTGAATTTTTGTTTGTTCTGTAAGCGTTGTTGTCGTGTTTGGAGTAGCATTACTTAAAGGAGATGCGACAGTAGATGCTGCTCCTCTATCTCCACTCGAGTCTCTTGGTGGCGTGATTGAAAAATTGGTTCTAATATTGGATGGAAGCTGTGGTCTTTCACCTTTTAAAATTGCCTGTATAAACAGATTGGTGATTTCTTCATATGAAGCGCTCGGTAAACTCAACGATACATTTGGTCGACCGTTTTCAAAAGTTACCTTTACATCTGTTCCAGTCGTTTTCGGTAAGAAAACTGAGTTATCTTGCCCCTTCACAATGTTTACTGTGCTCGGCGATGGGTTTATCAACTCATCTTGCGCCTTCGGTGAGAATGCATCGCTGCTTGATAGCGGTGCAGACGATGGAACATATGGAGCGACATCTGCGCTAAACCCATACACACCATTCGCGGCAAAATTATCTCCAGACATTTCAGTCTTTATTTCTTGCTGTCGTTGTAAAATTGCGATTCCTGATCCCATGATTTTCTCAAGTGTTAAAAATTAATATTTGATGCTGGGAAATCTAAACTAGCAACAACAGGTGATGGTGGCGGTGGACCATTAGGCAACGGGTCTGGGATTGGATTAGGTGTGCAAGTATTCAAGTTTTTTATTCCTTGTTCTTCGCTAATTAGATGTTCTGCACGACCATATGGTGACTTCACAACAACGGCAGCATTTCCCAGTATATGAGTGACTGCACCGCTAACAGTTGTTGACATTTCCCCAGAAACTTGAGTTTTTACACCACTCACGGTAGTTGATACACCAGACATACTAGCAGATAATCCAGTTATTGCTACAGATTGTCCACCTGTTATCGATATACCCTGTGGTGCAGAAATAGCAGTGCCAGACCCTGAAACAATTTCAACTGATTTAGCAAGAATACGGAGTTTGCCGCCAATCTGCAGATAATAATCGCCGTCTATAGTTTCATACTTGTCGCCATTTACATAAGTTCTTTGGTCACCCATAGTAATATCTTGGCGGCTAGAAGTAGATTTTATCTTCGTAGCACCTGTATTTGCAAATTCTAGAGTGCTTCCTGTTCTATGCGAAAGTTGCACACGCTCAAAGCCAAAGGTATCATCTAACTCAAACGCATGCCCAGACTCGGTTTCTGTAACATTGTTGTATGGGAATTTAGCAGCATAACTTGGATAGGCTTCGTCCCACTGACTAGCAGCGGCTGTAGGAATGCCTGTGACTCGCATCTTTCGTTGTATATCTATGGTTGTATTGGCGATAGATTCGTTTGTAACGCCATCAAACTTACCATCTTTCTCGCCGCGAACTGGTCTTGCAAGCCTTGATATTGTAGGCTCGTTTAGATATTTTGGATATCTTGAAGGATCCTCGTCTGCGATCCTTATTCCCTTTGTATCTTTACCAAGCTGCGATGCACCAGTATCTATTTTGCGCGGCATAGCAGCATTGCGTTTATCTGCAGCACTTAATGGGTCACTGAAACCAGCACTAATATCACGAATTTCGTCAGGGATTCCTGGAACAGTTCCCATAATAATTGGATACTGTCCTTCTTCACCGTCAGCAAAGAAACCGAATACCATGGTTCCTTCGGTTGGGGGTTGAACGCTCTTAAGACCATAAGGAACTATCGGGTGCGCCCATGGCAATTTATCTACTGGTATTTGATTTGGACTTTCATTGTGCCAGCCAAAACAACGAACACGGCAACGACCAAGTTCTAGTGGGTCTATTCGATCTTCGACCACACCAAACCACCAAACAAAATTATTTAAACCTAGAAAATCTTTGTTCATGTTAAATTCGCTGGGCTATTTTATGATAATTGCCAGCAGCACCACTCAATGGTGCTGACAATGAGTTTTTAGAAAGTTCTAATACAGTTTGCCATGCATTTGGCGTGATAACATTTCTAACCGCAGAAATTAAATATGTGCCCGAGTAATACTCGTCATAGTTTTGCTGATTGTCTTTGTCAACAGTAAATGCTGGCACTTTAATATTTAAAGTATAACCAACAGAGTATATCGGGTTTCCAGGAACAACACAATGTAGTTCAGTGTTATTTATAGCATCAATTAACATTTTTCTTTGTGCTAATATTTCTTCAACATAAGTGTCGTTAGACCTGACTCGTTTAGAAATAAAATACGGTAAATTTGAATGTCCTTTGTTTGTTAGCCAATATCTAACTTTGGAATCATAAGCAGCGTATAGTGGTTCGTTTTTCTTATTTGGTGTTTCGTTGAAAGGAAAATATCCATCAATCATAACTTGTTTAGTTTGTTCATCTAAAATAGAAATTTCACCTTTAACATATTTCTGTCTAACAAGATCGAGCGTGTATAGTTTTGAACTGTACATGCCTTCTTCAGTTGCTTTGACAATATCAAAATTATTGTTAAATTTAAAACTTTTAATTTTGTTTGTATTAAGATATGGGCTTTCATTTGAGTCTGTTGTATATGCTGCTCTATCATACACCAGTTCACCCAATGAACCACTCTTGTATATGTTTATCAACGATTGAAAGTTAAAGCCGTCCTTGTTTTCATAAAACAAAAACGGTGAGTTAGAATCTCCAAACGATTGCTCTGTTAAATATTGTATTGCGTCTAATGGGTTTTTTCTAGTTAAAGCAAATTCAGTTGGACCCTTAGATTGATCAAATGCTCCTAACTTAGAGTCAGGAATTTGCAAATCGCTTTTGCATATTGCTTTGACATATTCGCGGGTGTTCTTGCCAGAAAATGATCTAGAAATTGATTGTTGATTTGAAAATACTAATTCCTCAGAGCAAAAATGCAACACATAAGTTTGTGTTTGTGAAGCGGGGGATTTTTCTCTGTCGGTAATTTTATAGATTCTAAACAGTTTTTGGTATTTGGTAGTCAATCCAACTTTTTTTAAAACCACATTCAAATACTCGTTTCCATGAATAGCAAATTCGCCCAATAGATTAACACCATCTATTAGTTGAATTGTTCCTGTGATAACATGTTCAAAAATATCTTCATAGATATTAAGCGTATTGAATATTTTTCTCAAATCTGCGTTTTTACCATTAGAACTAATTAGTGTTAGTTCTATTATTTCAACATCATCCGCAGTCTTTGGTGTATTATTAAGCATTTAAAGTTGTTCCAATTTCTTCAGTTATATACTCAATATATTGTGGCTTTAGTATTTTAATTTGTCTTTTTGATTCATTTAAATCTAATTCGTGGTCATAAACATAAACAGGTTTGTATGTTGATGCTATCGTTAATGTTGCAACAGTCGCGCTATTAGCATTGGAATTATTCGCATAAAATGTCACATTTTGAGTGATTGTTGTGTTAGGCGGTTGCGTAATAATGGTGTTAGATGCGTAATTATATTGTTCTAGTGTGACAATGCTTGTATTTGTGGTCGTGGTAGTTGGTCCATCTACTTCTGATAATACCCTTTTAACTTCAAATTCATAATGATGAATGGTTGAATATGCTTCTGCGATAGAAGTATACCCATACTGTTTAACAATTTTTTCTTCTAGAGCATCTATGGGTAATGGTAACTCAAATAATGGATCGTTAATTTGGTTAACCAATATGATTATCCAATGAAGTTCTGGATCTCCATATTGTTTGTAAGCGATTGTTTCTGGCGTATCTGTATCTTCAACTTGATACTTATAAAATGCAGAAGCATTATCAACTATGCTGCTATTAATACTAAATCTTGCAAAAATGTTTGTAACAGCTGTAACTGTTCCTTGGTCTGTAAGATTAAAGGAATATGGGATTTTTGGGAATTGTCTAAAGTACATTAGAAACCTTCTGCTACAGCGTTTTGGTCAATGATTACAGTTTCAGTGAATTTAAGACTTAATCTAATTTCAACTGGTGCGCCAGTATAAAATGTTGTAAACGAACCACCACCAGAATAATCTATGCTAATATCTTCTAGCACGCATTTTTTAGTTTTAAATAAAAATTGATTTGGCATTGCGTGATCTATACCATCATAAAATTCTAACTGAAATTGAGATGGTGGAATAAAGTATCTTCCAGATGTGCCTGCGGAAATTTGTGGTGCTGCTTGATATTTTAATACTTGCAAAATAGTACCGATGGCGCTAGACTCATCTGCATTTCTAGGGATTAATCTAAAATCTAATATAAATTGGCGTAGTGCTGGTGAGTTGTATATTAGTTCCAGTTGTGGATTAACAGTTCTTCCAGTTGCAGCAAACAAACCTAATTTTCTAAAGTTTTCGTTTAATATGTTTTCCGCGATTCTACCTGCTGCTTCGGCGATAAATGGATTCGCGTTTTCTCCTCTACCGTCTGTAGAAGCGAGCGCCTGTGCCGCTAAACCGAAACCACCCAGCGCAGAAGTTAAAGATAATTGATCAAAATTATTTTGATACGAAACTGCTAAATTTTCTGGCATCGTCAATGCAATTGCATAAGTTAACTGCTCGATATTTCTTCTCAGCGCATAATTTGTAAGAATATCTTTTGCTTTAGTTGCAAATGCACCGACATTAAACGTGTCACCCGTTAATTGTGTTAAACTGCTAGAAACCCCACCGAGAAGTTGTTTCGCTTTTTCTGTTACTGCAGTTGCAGCTGGCGAAGCATCAATAGCATTTTGTATACCAGATGCAGCAAATTCTACACCAGAAACAATGCTGTTAGTAGGATCGTCGTTTTCTGTTTGATCGATAGTGCCAACTGCACTTTTGAATATTTTAATGAGGACATATGGCGTAGCATCAGCCTCAATTGTTGCTGGAAATTTTATCAACGAAAGAGCAGAGCGATCTACTCCTCGATTTTGTATATTTGCATTTTCTGTGTTTAATTTATTGTCGGTAACTTGGGGTTTGGTTTGCTCCGCAGAACTAGTTGGAGTTTGCGGTCTAGATGATTCGTTTCTAGCGTTTCTAGTGTCGAAACCAGCTCGAGCGCGCAATGGTTCTAGAGTTGCCATCTCTCGTTCAAATTGCGTTTGACTAATATTCCCTAGACTTCTTTGTGTGGCTAGATTAGTGACTGCTTGGTTATATACTGCAGCTATACCGAGATCGCGACTGGTGGCGCCCATGAATTGTTTTTCCTATAAATACTAGATGGCTTACAGTGGTAAATTTAGTCCTAAAAACTTCAATAAATATTTAGGTGATCCCACGAACATCTGGTACAGATCGCTCTGGGAACGCCGAGTTATGGTGCACCTGGACAATAACTCGAATGTAATTGAGTGGTCGAATGAAGAAATCGTCATACCTTATTTATCGCCGATTGACAACAAAATGCACCGATACTTCCCAGACTTTTTCGTTAGAATGCGCAATAAAAGTGGGCTGACAGAGGCTATGATTCTTGAGGTCAAACCGCTGATGCAAGCCCAGCCGCCGCAAAAACGAAGCCGAGTTACCAAACAATACATTCGTGAGGTTGCAACTTGGGGTGTAAACGAAGCCAAATGGAACGCAGCAGTAGAATACTGTGAAGATCGAAATTGGAAGTTTAAGGTCATAACCGAAAAAGACTTGGGTATATAATGTCACTATTTACAAAAATTAGCAAGGAAATGAATGCCGCTGGGATTCGCCCAAGAACAGACGCAGCCAGAGCATGGCTGGGTGGGAAAATCAGCCAGCTCCGTATCCCCTCAGATCGCTCAAATGTTCTAAACGACGCTTCCAGAATCTCTCCTAGAGCCTTTATCGGTCGTATGTACATGTACCATTACGACCCAAAATATAAAGATGTTCTACCAGTTTACGATAAGTTCCCGTTGGTTATTCCTATGGAGATGTATTCCGATGGGTTTTTAGGTTTGAACTTGCATTACCTGGACCCATATAACAGATTAGCGTTATTGGATAGGCTGATGGATTTCGCCAATAACGATAAATACAACGATACGACCAAGTTTAATTTATCGTATGATCTATTATCAAGGTCGCGTCGATACAAGATGATTGAACCGTGTATAAAGAGATACCTGTTGAGTCACATTCGTTCATCGCTAATTTACATAGAGCCGAACAGTTGGGAAACGGCAATATTTCTCCCAACCGCAAAAATGGTGTATAAGAAATAATGGCAGAAAACGATAACACAATTCGAAGATCTGACGGTACAATCGAATTCCTTGGCGTTTCTGAAGAAGTTACGGCAACAGCAAGAACAGCCGCACGACCAGTTTCGGGATATAACATTGAAACATTTAGAAACCAAAACTTCATAAAAAGCGCAAAGTTTTCTATGCAGTTTACTCGTGTACCTGCATTTGCTTACAGCGACATCGTCTCATCTCTAGATTTTAGAAAATTAACTTTTTTGTGCGATTCGGTAGAATTTCCTGGACAAACATTATTAACAACCGACTACAGAATACCAGGACAATTAAAAACTAAAATTGCATATGCTAGAGATTTTAACGAAGTAAATTTCAGTTTCTACATAAATGATGAAGTTCCAATGTACACGATAATGAGTAATTGGATTTATGGTATTTCTTACACCAGCACGCAAAACAGATACTTCGATGAAATTGTTGGTACTATTGAGTTAACTCAATTTGAAGATACCACTCGCTCGTCGGCATCATCACCCGATGCTGTTAGAAATATGACGGTTAGATTGATTGATCTATATCCGCTAAATTTGCAATCTATGCCGTCTAACTGGGGAGATGACGGATACCATAAAGTGAATGTTGGTTTTTGTTTTAAAGATTTGGTGGTTATTTAATTATTAATTGGAGATTATTATGCCTTTACCGAAAATTGATTTACCGATCTATGATTTAAAATTGGTTTCTAGAGAACAACCAATTAAGTTTCGACCATTTCTAGTCAAAGAAGAAAAATTGCTTTTAATGGCACTTCAAGACGGAAAAGAAGAAGGCGTGCTAAAGACCATCAAGCAAGTTATCAATAATTGTTTGTTAGAAGAGATCGATATTGATTCGTTACCGATATTTGATATTGAGTATTTGTTTTTAAATGTTCGCGCTAGATCTGTTGGCGAAAAAGTAGAATCATTTTTCGTATGTAGAAATGTTGTTGGAATTAATAAGAACGAACGGGGTGAAGATAAAGAAGATGTTTGTATGCACATGATGCCTGTAGAAATTAATGTGTTAGATATCAAACCACCGATTAGCGATATAGCAACAAAAATTAAATTTAATCAAACAATCGGTATTAAATTAAAATTTCCGACGTTAGAAAATTATAGATCTATAGATGCATTAACATTGTCTGAAGATGTAAATGATCTTTATAATATGATTTATGACTGCTGCGAGTACATCTTTAGTGGCGATGATATTTACTATGCAAACGAAACTAGTAAAGAAGAATTCGTAGAATTTTTAGAAGGACTAACACAAGAACAATTTGAACAAATAACAAATTTTTTCGAGTCGTTGCCAACTATTAATTACGATATTATGCATAAATGCGAAAAGTGCAGCTTTGAACATAAACTTCATATGGAGGGACTCAGCGATTTTTTTACCTAACTTTCCGTGGTCGGTCTCTTAAAGACTAC